AATGTCTGAAGATGTTATTTGTGGTGATTATCATAATAATGTCGAATCAGTTCCTGCTGTTGATGTAGATGGAAATCCTATTTATATTAAGAGTGGAAAGCATAAAGGTGAGAGAAAAATGATGGCTGCTACTGCTCAAAAACGACTTAATGTTGAATTGTTTGAACGTGGTACTATTAGAGTTCTTTCAACTAATAATGCTCCAGATAAAGAACTTGATGTAAAAATAGACAGGATTTTAATTTCCTCTCCATTGTGTTCTGACATAAAGTCTTATCTGTATAGGCTTGACAAACTTTTGCTGCCACAGACGTTAAATGTGGCTTATCTATATATAAAAGGTACGCAAGAGGAAAAGGTAATACGAGATAGAGATTTAAGTATTAGTAGTGATAATATTAAAAATAGTGAAACAGATGATGTAGATAATAATTTTTCTGATTTTGTTATTGCAGATTAAGTAATTATTCTTATATTTGCATTGTAATTAAACAAAAAGGTTGCTCTTTGAATATATGGAGAATATTGAAACAAATCAAGATGCTAATAGTCATTCATTGACTAAAAGACATACTGATGTTAATGTTGGTTTTACTGCTCTTAATCTTCTTAAAGAAGAAAACTTAGCACAAGCTGAGATATTCCTAAAGAAGTTCATGGGAAGTGATAAAGGTGGTATTAAGAGTGTTGCTGATGGTCTTGCCATTCTTGCTCGTGCTCAAGATATGCAACTACCTTTTACAACGTGTATTGAACATATTCACGTTATTAATGGTAAAACTGGTGTTGATATTCATATAGTTAAAGCTCTATTGTCGAGGGCAGGAGTAGTTTGGAAATGTACTAAAGATTATACTCCTCAGTATCAATATACTGACGGCAATACAGTTTATCTTGAAACACAACTTCCAGATTATTGTGTTAAATGTCGAACTGCAAAAGAAGCACTTGATGTAACAAAAGGTGATAGTGTAGGTGTTTATCCTGTTAAATGGTATACTGACCTTAAAGGTAATACTTATAACGAATTTCAAGTTTCTAATAAGTGTGAGATAGCTGTTAATAAAGCTCATGCACTTAAACTTGCAAATGAAGGTAAATTTCCTATTATTAGGATTCCTGCACAACCTATTGATTATGTGACTGAATATGAGTTTACAAGATATAGGCAAATTAATGGCAAAGAAGTTGTAACAACTGCTACAAGTCATTTTTCTTATAGTGAAGCACAAAGTGCTGATTTCTTTAAGAAAGATACTTATGTCAAATATGCTCGTATTCTTATTGGACATCGCGCTTTTACCTATGGAGCAAGAGATATTGCATCTGATGTTCTAATGGGTGTTATGGAAAGTGGAGAACTTAAAATCACAATGGGACATGACCTTGACCCAAGTGATTATACTGAAGTAGAAGAAGTTATTAGTTAACTTCTTAGAGGTCAACTTAATATTAAAAATAGTGTTATACTATATTATAAACTAATTATTAAACAATTAAATTTTACAATTATGAAATTAGGTAACAAAGTATCTTTCGGAGTTCAGGCAGTAGTAGCAGGTCAGAAGAGTGCAACAGTTAATGCTGCACCTCAGCTTTTAGTTAATACTACAGAGGGTAAGTTTACTATTACGAGTCCTGTTTCTAAGGCTCTTGGTATTGCAGTTGGTGAGAACGTTATGTTCTTGAATAACATTGCAGGTGTTGAGAATGCTATTGCACAGCGTGTTGAGGGTGTTGTTGAGTTTGCTACTGAGAAGGGTCTTGACCTTGATACTCGTGAGGGTCAGGAGGAAGTATTGAAGGCATTCACAGAGTGGTACATCGCTAAGGGTGAAGCTACTTACGATGCTAAGGGTAATCCTATTCTTGCTGCTCAGCGTTTTACTGAGGCTGAGAAGAAGGAGTTTATTGCTAAGAATGCAGAAGCTATTCTTGCTGCTAATCGTGATGCTCTTCTTGAGCGTGTAGGTAATCCTGATGCAACTGATGAGGAGCTTATCGCAGCAATTACTGTTGATGATGTTGAATCACCTAAGTATCACGTATATAGTGGTTCTAAGACTTCAACTACTTCTAAGGCTACTGGTGTTGGTTGTCAGCTTGGTTTCACAGACACTGCTATTTGGAAGTCACTTAAGGCTGACTTAGGTGATGAAGATACATCTGTTAATCGTGTATTCTCTGTTGACCTTGATGGTGGTCAGGTTGTACCTTACTTCAATGGTCAGAAGAATGTTGATGTAACTATTTATCCTATCACTTTCGTAGAGGACGCTGCTCCTGTTCGTCGTGGTGAAAAGGCATAAGTAGACCTAACTCTCGAAAGTTATAAGGATTTAGATAGTGGGGGATAACTTAAACCAAGTTATTCCCCATTTATTGTTTAATCTATTAAAATTATTATTTTTAGTAAAACTGTTATGACAGAAAAAGTTAATGAAACTGTAGCTGCTGGTGCACAGGCTGCTACTCCTAAGAAAAAGCGTAGAGGTGTAAGTAATGAAACTCATGCTGTTGCCTCTCTTAAGTTTACAGAAAAAGATGCTGCTCAGAATGGTCTTTTCATTGGTCATCTTGCTGAAGTTCGTATTGATTGGTCTGTAAATAATGAAGGTGGTAATTTCACTGGTCTTAAAGTTCCACGTATTACTCTTCATTTTGTAAGTAACCATACCAATGCTGCTGAACAGCGTCATTATTATCATTCTATCTTCCCTGTTCCATCTAATGTAGATACTATTGTTGGCGGTAAGGAAGAGTGGAAAGTTAATAATGTTCTTGCTTGGATTAAGCACCTCCTTGATATTCTTTATCTTAAGGGTCGTGAACTTACTCCTGCAGAAGAGGACGCTTTGGCTATTCCATTTGAGGATTCTGATGAAGATGGCAATTATATTGCTATTGACCCTGAGGAAGTTCTTGCAGGTTATGCAGCAATATTCAAAGCAGCTGTTGCTATGTTGAATGGTGAGTTTGGTCTTGCTGAAGGTGAAACTGCAAAGCCTTGTTATAAGACTGCTGATGGTAAGCCAATAAGTCTTTGGATGAAGCTTTTACGTCATAACAAACGTAAGGGTGAATGGCAGAATGTTGGACCTAATGGTGACCTTGCCTTTGATAATTTCATTGGTGCTGGTGTAATTGAACTTCAGAAAGGTAATAACCCTCCTGCTATTCTTCGTGTTGATTTCAGCAGAGAATCAATTACTCCAAAGGAAGTTAACAAAAGACCTTCTGTAGGTGTTCCTGCTATGGGTGGTGTTATGGCTGGTGCTGGTATGCAACCTATGAGTGATGCTACTGGTATGCCTGCTAATGGCGCTTATACTGAAGCAGGTAGTGATATGCCTTTTTAACAAGAGAGCATAGAGAGAAGTAATCGCTAACTTTCTCTTTATGTCTTTTAGTAGGTTTTTGTTATAATTGTAGGGGTATCTGTTCAGATACCCCTTTTTTTATCTATCGTATGAAAAGAACACCTAACACAATTAGTCTTACAAAGGAATATATAGAAAGTAAAGTTTCACAAGAACTTATTATTTCTAAATATTTAGATATTCCTATTGAAGTAATACAAGAGTGTATTACTAAGAATACTCTTATTAAATCTGTATTTCGTGATGATGATGCTACAGGTAGTATGGGTATTCAATATAATGTGAAAGGTAGGTTAAAAGTTCGAGATTTTGGTGGTTTTGGCTTCTTTGAAGATATTTATGGAGTAGTAGCTTATGTATTAAGTATTGCTTATGAACGTAAAATAGAAACTTCAAGGAAAGAAGATTTTTATTTTGTTCTTAAACATATTGCTTATACCTTTAGTGATATTATTGATGGTAAGGTTGTAGACCCTAATGTTGATACTCTTATTGCTAATGCTTTACATAAAGCCAAAACTAAGAAAGCAATTATTGAAGTAGTTCCTCGTAGTTGGACTAATAAAGATAAAAATATTTGGGCTAAATGGGGTGTATCTTTAGGTTATCTTAATACTCATTTTGTTATACCTGTTGAACAATATTATATCAATAGAGGAGTTGACACCAAACCAAAATATTATCATAAAGATAAAGACCCTTGTTATGCTTATATGCTTGGTCAAAATAGACAAGGTATTTATCTTATTAAACTTTATTTTCCTTTGAGAGATAGACACCATAATGCTACTAAGTTTGTTACTAATTGTAATGTTCTTGAAGGTTTGTATAATCTTGAACTTGATAATTATGATTATGTTATTATTACTAAAAGTAGTAAAGATAGACTTAGTATAGGTAGTCACTTATCTGCTCATCCCTTTTACGGGGGAGCGAGTGGCAAACTCAATATTGGAGTTATTAATCTACCAAGTGAAAATTATAAACTTAAACAAAATGAATATGATTGGATAAAAAGAAAACTTAAAGATGATGGTATTATATTCAGTCTTTTAGACTTTGATGAAACAGGTCGTCAAGGTGCTAAATATTTATATGATACTTATGACATTCCTTATATGTTTATAACTCGTGGAGAACTTGGACTTCCTGATTATGAATGTAAGGATTTTGCTGAACTTTGTGAAAGATATACAGATAATGAAATTACTAATTTTATAAATGAAACTTTAACTTATGTCGAACTTAGATACAGACAGAGGAATATGGGTGAAGCTGCCAGTAATGGCACAATGTATGACGATATGCTCCCATATTGATAGAGCAGCACGTTTTTCAGTTAATATTACTCATATTACCCCTAAAGAAGAAGATGAGCTTTATAAAGGAAAGACTATAACTATTAAAAGAGATAATATCTTTTATACTATAGACCCTAAATCTATATTTTGTTATGGTGAAATTGACTTTCATACAAGTAGTGATGACTATTGGACTATTGAAGATTTTGATTGGCTTAAGCACGTAGATGATAGTGTTGCTATTCCATCAAGATTAAATTACGATGAAAGTACTGCTTATTGTCGAAGACGTAGTAATACTTGTACATGGTTTGATACTTTCAGTTCTGCTGCTATTGCTCAATATCTTCATTGTCGAATAGGTAAACCTAAAAGAACTCTTATATTCCTAAAGAAATGGTAGATATTAGTATTCTTGAGCCTTATCTTCTGAATTTTGAAGATAAGGCTTTTAATATGGTTAGAAAACGATGTGAAGACTATGGTGCTGATGATGCTTTTGAACATCATCTTGTATTTATGGATTGTACTCGTTGGTCTAAAGATGGTAAATTTAGACTTATGCAAACTATTGGTTTTCCTTATTGTAAAGAGATTACTGAAATAGTTTGGTTAGTTAATCATATGTTGTATGAAGAAGATAGAGATAAGGCTCTTGAAAGAGTTATTGAACAACATAAAAAGAATATTGCTTATGAAGTAGAACATCCTCCTATTTGGTATACATCTAAGAA